TCATCTTCAGTTTCTTCCTTATTCTCTACCTCTTCTATATTTTCTTCTAATTCATCTTGTTCTTCTAATAAGTCTTGAAGTTCTGATAAGTCGAACATTCCGTCTCCTTCTCCTTTAGATGCAGCTGTCTCTATACGTTGAATTACTGTCGCTAACTTGATTAAATGCTCGTCATTCTTTACACCTATCTCCATATATTCTTTAATCATAGGTACAATAAGAGTAGCGTCTCCAATGTTTTCTATTAGAGGTTTTAATTCACCTATAAGAGCTTTTACTTGTGTTCTAGTACTTGTTGAATTATCGTGAATTTCAGAAAAAAGATCAGATAGAGTCTTTCCTTTAAATATTTCTTTATCTAGGCTCATAATATTTTATTTATTATAAATAGATTTAGATGTTATTCTGGGAAAGTAAACCTTGATCGTATAATTTTTGGTAGTTTTCTTTAAAGTCTTCCTTGAGAACTGTTATGACTTTGGTAAGTTGAGGTGTTTCACATTCAGTCATCTCTCTTATGTAGATGTAAAGTGCTTTTTTCTTGAAAATATCTAGATCATGTCTAGTTCTAAATAAAGTTAAAACAGCATCTGCTATTTTTATATCAGATTCTTTTTGAAACATACCCTCAATTTTTAAATAGACAGAGTCTATCCAAGCGTTCATAAAGTTACTAAGGGATTTACCTGATAGAGAGTCCATATCTATGACCTGTTCGTAGCTCTCTTCTATATCGTCGAACGATCCTATCTGTTTTAGCTTCTTATAGTTCTTGTTGTTGTAGTTAATTAACCATCTTTTAACTATCGTACCAAAGTAAGAGTATGCTTTTGCTCCATTAGTAGGATCAAACTTCATAATCTTCTCTTCATAGAGCATAGATACTATTTCATGCTTTAAATCTTCTATTTTATCTACATCTGTGTAGTAAAACTTGAAAGTATGTATGATATTCTCTGCTAGCTTGTAGAAAGGGTAGTAAATGTGTTCAGAAAAGATTTTATTTCTGTAATCTTTATCTACTGATGTGTTATATTTTACTATATATTCTTCTGTCTCGGTTGTAAAGTAGTTAGCTTTCGATTTCTTCCTTGCCATAATTTTCGGGGAGCATATATGTGTCTAGCTCGTCTTGTACGTATTTCATTTGGTTAAAAAATTCACCAACTTCATCGTCACTCTGAAAGACCCCCTTTTCATCGAGATTTTGTAGGTGTTGCTTACCTTTACCTACTGCATCGGAGATGTTTTGAAGATATCTAGTCTGATCTTGTACTACATCTTCGTACTTCTCCACTTTAATCATTAGGTTTCTAAGAATATAGAACATTATTCCCAAAATACCAACTAAAACTGCAATAATTATGTTGTAAGTCGTAAAAATTTCTGTCATTATAAGTTTTTTAATGTATCTGCAAGTCCTTTTGAAGAATTCACCGTTCTACCGGTCGAAGACTTGCTTTTTTGCGTTTTAGGAGCTGAAGAACCGCCGTTTCTTTTCCACATATCGTACTCTACCTTAGAGGCAAGGAAGTCGGCAGCGTGTAACACGGAGACAATTGATGTTTTTTGTCTGGATGACTCAACATTACTGAAGAAGTAAGCTTCATTAGCTTTATCGAACACACCATCGTGTAGTCTGATGCCTAACCACTCTTTTTGATTGACCTCAATGCCAAACCTCTGTAATATGAACAGTGATCGGTCTGGTATGAGCATGAAATCTAAGTCTGGGTTGTAAGTATACATCTCTGATAGCTTATCCTGACGCCATTTATCAGTCTGAGGTATATAGTTAGGTCTGTCTCCATCACCTAACTTACCTAAATCGTGGAACAGAGCGGCAAAAACAAGTTCTTCTTCGGTGTAATCTATTGTTCCACCCATTTCTTGATATAACCTGGACTGTTTTACCGCATATTCCACTACCCTATTGACATGATCAACGTAACCACCTGCGAATGCATTGTGGTACCAAGATCTACCACTAGCTGGAGCCATTACGTAAGTGTCTTCAAGATGTTTTAACATATCTAGAACCTTTTCCTTACGGTCTCCAATGTAAGTGTCAATTATCTTAAGGTGTTTTTGATAATTCTTTGATATATCTTCCGCTGATAATGCCATATTAGATTAATTTTATAATTTACTATATATATTTATATACTTATATATTATTATTTATACTTTTATATATATTCTATTAATATATAAATTAAGATAATGATTTTTTTCCAAAGAATCAACTATTTTACAATAAATTTTTCGGAATAATTTTTGAAAAGTGATTTTTCCCAAGCATCCCAAAAGACCTCCATGTGAATAGTAATGGTATCTCCTTCGGACGATGGAGGAAATGGTCCAATTACACGTTTTGATCTTAATTTTCCACCTATTTCCCTAAACCTCACTGTTTCATCCTGTACTACATTCATCCAAACCTGTGGATCTCCGAGTACCCACCACCTATCTGATGTAAACTCTGCCTCTACCGCTGAATAATCGTTATACCTCCACTGTGGATCAACTGGAGTAGCCTCTATATCAACGATAAAGTAGGGTAAATACTCTCCGGTCCAATTTAAATCTATAGTATAGTATCCGTTTTGATCTTTCTCTACCGGAAATATCATCCTAGCATCACACCCACCCGGGCAAGCATCAGGGGTGAGAGGGGTTTTGGTGCAGGCGTGTGTAAAAACAATTAATATAAGCACGACCGCCGCGCGAAACGCGCGCAAGTTGCCCAGCGATTTATTCATCATTATTCATTTTATAAGGCTCACCTATTCTCTCTACGACAGCTTTAGCTTCATTTACAGATACATTAAAGAACTCTTTATTCCTACTTACTCTAAATCCATTATTCTCTAAATACTTATGTACTTGCTTTTCTACATCGTGTGCATTGAAGCATGGGAAAGCCCATTCAACGACGAAGTCCATTGCCACGCCCGTACCGGAGTTTATCTGCTTAACCCTTTCGGACGGTTTGTTCTTAGTAAAGCCAATCTTACATAGACCCGGCATTGTAGGATTAGTTAATACATATACCCATTGACTTCCAACCATTCCTTTCGGTATCTGGATCTTCTTAGGTCTATTAGTGTAATAAGTCACATCTTCATAGCCTTCAGCGTTCATCTGAGGATCAGTAGAAGGTGTTATTGTGAAATATACAGCGGGTGCATCAGTTAGGTCGTCATCGACTTTGATTAGACCTTGAGCATATTCTTCAGTTATTCTTTTTAACCCCATAATTGTAATTGTTTTCCGTATAAGTTAGGTTTAACTATTCTATAGGCACCATCCACCTTACGAGTTGGTCTAAACTCTTCACCTTTATTATCTACCAGCTTCCCATCTATAAGAGCAAAAGCATGCTTACTTACAGTCACTACATAGTTACCTTTAGGGTTATCTTTAATGAAAGACTTAACAGTCTTCTTTCTCTTAATATACTCACCATGTAACTTATATGTATTGGTAATTCTATCAGTACCTAATACGTTAACTGAATATTTAGTACTACCTACTCTAAGGCCTTTATCCTCTGCTATAAGCATTCTAGATACTATATTAGTATTATCAACGCCTTTCTTAGACTCTCTCTTGAACTTAGTTCTAACTACTTCATGAGTAGTATCATAATCCTGTTCTGTTGCAGCTGCTAATGCTCTAACGAAACAATCATTATTTTCCTTTTTTGCTATCTTACTTGAAGTAATCCCCTTAATAGAGGATGAATTTAAATTTACCATAACCTTTTTTACTTTTATTTATACTTAAATATACGAACTTTCCGGCAGACTACCAACTATATAAGTAGTTTTTTTTCGGGAAATTCGGGTGCTTCAAGTAGTAGATCTTGAAACTTCTTAATAATTAAGCATTTTTCGTACTCCTCTATAACTTCAAAAAACATCCTTAGATTATCTAAACTTAAAAACACACTGCCTTTATCAAAAGACTCCCCTATCCTGTATATAGATTCAACTGTTAAATTCTCTATTCTTGTGAGATACGAATAAAGCTTATTGAAGTACTTATATTGAACCATCTTTTTAACCTTTTCATACTCTTTAGGATACTGCTTTTTGTACATTGCATCCATAATATGGTAATTCTCCATACCTCTGAGTACCATACCCATAAGTACATACGGGTTATCTAGAGCATCTTCTACTCCACGCTCTTTATACACCGCTTCATCTCCTTGTTCGAAGATAGAAAATAGAGTATGTGGGTCTAATGGTTGCATTGTTAATAAATAGGTAACCCCTATATAAGGAAAATTTGCCAAAATTTTTTCCCCGTATTTAGTAGGATATTAACAAAAAAGTTCTTATATTATAATAAAGGTAAGTATTTATTATTATATTATTATATTATATAAATAAAGAAGTATATTAAATACCTGGGGGTTTATTCCTTCTTTCAATTTTGCACCCCTGAGAGTACTTCATGAATATACTAATTAAATTCTTATCTTGGTTTAAGTACCATATGGATGAAACTCAAATATCAATGTTTGGGCAAAGAGTTCATATCAGTAGTATTATTATAATAGGTGCTTATGTATGTTTTAGTGTTTATTGTTATCTGTATATTATATGATTAATCATTTAAGAAAATATATTGGATGGTATGTAATGGTACCTTCTATTTATCTAGCTTTTGCTGGTGAGTCTGAGATATGGCTTGTTATCTTTGTAGTACTTCTTAAGATGCCTCCATTTGACCTTGTGGGTAGATATGAAGAATGGCTATCAAAGAAGATGAAAGTAAAGGAAAGAGGAGAGAAATTAAAGGAGAATATGGCCAAAAGACCTAAATGGCAGAGATGGCTATATGGACTGTTTGTTATAGTATTAATTATACTGTGGGTGTTATATGCACCTGAATGCGAGTTATGTTAAAGTACTTAAGGTTTTTATTTAACACGGTTTATGTGTACGGTTTTTTTATTAGTATGTGTATATTTCTACCTTTATTAATACTTATCTTTCTAATCTATATATAAATACATATTACTATGTTAGATATAATAGTAGCAATATTATTCGTAATATTAAGTGTATGGGGTATTTACGATACATTCTATAACAATATATAAATATATATTACTATACCTTGAAATCTAGCAGCTATAGATTACTGAGTTTGGGCAGAGCGTTATAGTGTATCACCCCTTAGGGAACTATACCGTCAGTGTTATATAAGTGTGATATCAGACTACCATAAGGCGGACGGCCATATGTACAAATCTATCTATAGATTATTTTTGATAGGGTATCATAATGACACATCAAGTCAATATATGTATTGGTATCTATTTTGTAGGCTGGTTTAATAAGATCATTACCCACCTTATGATCATGCATCTTAATTACATCATCTGGTTCTATCCTCTCCACTATCCTTTTAGGAAGATAGTCTAGTAACTCCTCTCTCATATCTGCTATTACAAGTCTAAGATGTTCTTTCATAGTGGTTTAAGCTGCTTGTTCAACTCTCTTAATTAGTTTCTTAAATGACTCTCTTACATCTACCGGTACCTCCTTGATTGTCTCTATAGCCGACCCCACTCCATAATACCAATACCCGTCAAATAAACCATACAACATATTGAGTAAGGCCTTATTAGATGCCGGAACCTGTAGGATTACATCCAATACAAGCTTGTTATCTAAGGAAGTAAAGAGGGAATGTCTGTTGAATCTACCGTGTTGATGTATCATAACCTTTATTTTTATACTTAAATATACGAAAATATACTGGAAGTACCAACCTTTTATGGGGTTATTTTGTTGCTATATAGAGAAAAAAAGAGTAGGGACACACACATACCTGATACCTTCTATTGACTTTCCATACACCTACCTTACTTCTTTCTATACAACATATATGTTTATATAAGTATATCTATATAGCTTTATATTAATATATAATACACTCGCTATTATTAATAGTCTTCATTGTTAGTTTAGACCTATCACCCTCTATCTACTATATCATAGTTTATCTCTCCTAAAAGATCTATTGTAAGTAGTATAAAGGTGTGGGTTAAATCGTACACTACCTCAGAGAAAGGCTTTAGCCTTGCCCATATATTGCTTTTATCTTTTGTAGGAAGGTTGGACGAAGATAACTTTGTTAGATTCGCGCGTGGCGACTTCGTCGCATTGGAGAGAAAAGCGCCCCCTCCCCTGCTCCTCGCCCATGCTCATTGCTCACCCTCACCCCTATCCTGCTCATATGCCTTAGGTGATGGCAACCCGCTATAATAATCCCATGGCAGGCTTTTATTGAACTCCTCATCATCCATCCACCTCCACTCTTTACCTATATTAATTCTACTCATAACCTATTTAATTAATTAACCTACAAATGCTTTTTCTAAGACGTATGTACCACTCTCTCTATTACTACCCTCTTTATATCCTCTACTGTCCAATATCTCTTTTATATCATTATTGAAGTCCATATTACCACATACCATGATCCTATCTCTTACTGGACTATTGTATTCCATGATAACTCTTTGATCAATTAAAGATGTTATTCTCTCACTTATACCCTTCCACGATTTATCTCTTGTTACAATAGGTATATAACTTATATTACTCTCCCTCAAATAACTATCAAAGGCATCCAACTCTTCTTTCACCCTCACACTCCATATCAATTGTACAAATTTAAACTTTTCAAACGTTATAGGATCTCTCAATATACTAATGAAAGGAGCTATACCGGTTCCTGTTGCTAGTAGATGTAAGTTCTCTCCCTCTGTTAGATTGTCTGTAATCAATGTTCCTGTTGCTTTTCTACTTACATTCACACTATCACCTACCTCTATGTTCTTTAACACGCTGGTTAACTCTCCTCCTTCTACTTTAATACTATAGAACTCCAGGAACTTATCATAAGGACCATTTGTATAGCTA